GGCGTTGACGCCCGTCTGGGCTTGAAACTTCAGGCTCCCAAAGGTGCCGAGCGCGAACACCGTCGCCCAATCGTTGATCTGCACATCCGCGCCGCCCCAGGCCGCAACGTCCCAAGACGAGCTATCCCAAAGCGCGGCGGTGCTGGTCGGCGTGCTGTTGAGCGTGGTTAGGCTTTGCGTCTCGACGAAATCAATCGAGATGCCGAGGGACGGTCTATTCGTGCCGTTGGCCGTTATCAGCGGCTTCAACATTGAGAACCGCTTCAACGTGGCTTGGCCGAAGGCTGAATAGGCTGTCTGCCCAATGGCCGTGATTGGCAGGGACACATCAGACCGCCCGGTGTCAGCCCGGAACACTTCGCCATCTGCCCCGGCGAAATAGAGGTTGTCGTTATAGACGGCCCAGGTCAACGCGTTGTGGTTGTCGTACTCGCACCATGCGCCCGTCAGCGTATTCATGACGAACTGCTTGGCAGCCGAGCCTTCCGCCGTGGGAATGTTGACGATCAGCCGCGTGCCCTTGGCGTAGCCGCACAACTCCCAGCCCCAATTGCTCGAATAGCTCAACGATGCTTCGTTGAAGGCTTGGCTAATCCGTTCCGAAATGGCCACCCGCTCGGCTTGGCTCTGGTCCACCGAAAGCAGCTGGCTAAGCGGAAACACCCCCTCAACCGTGATCAGCAGCACATCCGCGCCGAAGCGCGTAAAGCAGCGCCGGCCAATGGGTGTGGGAACATCGAATGTGCCGACCAACGACCATGTATCCGCCGAAGCCGGGTCCGTGCCCTGGTAGAGCGCCACCTGGCCACGGCTCGATATTGCCACAAGGTAGTCATCCGCGCCGCTGCCGCCGTCTCGGGTCCATGTCGCCAGCGCCAGCAGATATCCGCCCCGCGTAAACAGCGAGCCAAATTGAAACTCACTGGCTGAGCCCGCTACGGCTTCCGTGCCGAGGTACGCCGCCTTGGTGCTGTTGTTCAGCACAAACCAAATGCGCTTCTTGTGACTGATGACGTGAACCGCATCCGCCGCCGTAATGCCGCTAATGCTCGGCGCGGCCCAGGTTGAGCCGTTGTAATGGATCGGCGCATCCGTGCCGTTGACCATGAACAGGTAATGGCCGGCGCTGGTCGTGTGGTTGCACCATTGCCACCGATCCTCGGTCCCGGATGCGTAGCTGAACACGGCCGCCGTCGTGCTCGTCACGTTCCAGACCGCGCCGCCGGCACAGGCGAACATCTTGGAGCTCGACGGGCCTTGCCAGATCGGCAGCGTCTCAACAATGGGCTCATCAACCGTGTAGACGGTCAGCGTTCCAGAGCCTGCCGCCGTGATATCCACGACGCTGCCGCCCTCGGTTGCGGATACCTTGAACGTGTTGGTTGCGCTGTCGCGGATGTAGTAGGTGCGAGACGACTGCAGTCCGCTCGGGAGCGAGGTTTCAGCGTGAAACTTGACGCGGGTCGCGTCGGCAAGGCCGTGGCCGTTTGACGTAAACGTGTCGGTTGACGTGTTGAGGCTGCTGACGGTCTTGGGGTTGGAGCCGATGTCGTAAGCGTGGCCGCGAAATCCCTTGCGCACCTCCACATAGCCGGGCTGGGGAAACCAGTTCTTCAGCTGCACCGCGTTTTCTGGCTTCATATTGGCCAGGGCTGCTGATGCGTCCCAACCACCGACAGGCGCGGCAATGGCCTTGGAATTGACGACAGGAGCGCGGCGACGGTTGCGAGCGAGGGGCGCGCGAATGACCATCAGAGGTTCCAATTCCCATCAGGCACGCGGGCACGCGGGGCGCGGGTGAGGTCGGACGGCTCGCCCATACTCAAGACAGGTCGCCCGCCGTCACGGTCAATGGCCCGCTTCACGGCGATTTCATAGGTCTGCATGCTCTCGCCATAGTCGAGGCCGCGCGACTTCTGAAAGCGCCAGACGAGGCCAAGCGTGAGCAATTCTTCCCGCACATAGGCGATATCGGTGTCAGCAGTGAACTGCTCGAGCGTCGGCGCTGTGCTGGCGGCAGGACCGACAACGTACTTTGTGACGTACTCGAAAGCATACGTATCGCCAGCCGTTGGCGTCGGCGTGATCAGCAGCGAATTGCCGCGAACCCGAAACGCTTCGGTGATGTTCGGCGCGACGGTGGCCTGGATCATCTGCCAGTCCTGCGGCGTCATCGGGCCGTGAATGAAGTTGTCGCGCGTGCGGTTCCACATCGACCCATCGATAAAGCGATCAAAGTCAGTCGGGATTGCGCCCGACTGCGCCGCCGTGGCCGTGGCGGTGAAGGTCTTTTCAAGGATCAGCGATTGCCAAGCATGGCGCGCGGCCAAGTCTCGCACCTCCTGCTGAGCCAAGCCCAGCAGGTTGCGCACCTGACTATCGCTGGACCCGACCACGGATGACGGGCGCGACAGCCCGATGCGGTCGCAGGTATCTTGGACAACCGTGAGCAGGCTCATTCCGCGATTGCCTCAGCCAGAACCTTGCGCGGACGGCCACGCTTGGGACGCTCGCTGCCGTCAGCCTCGAGGTCGTCGTCATCGGCAGGGCGCGACATCTGAATGACCATCTGCCGCAATTCCTCGAGCTGGTCGGTCAGCGTCGAAATCTGCGTATCTTTCTCAGCCATCTGCGCCGCGAACTTGCCCTGGTCCGACGCGTCCAAGAACCGCTTGGCGTTGGCCTGGATTTCCACCACGCCGGGCAACTGCACGCGCGCGATGATGCTGGAAGAGGCGTTGGCGATTTCCTCGACCGTCTTGAGGCCGAACAGCCTGAACACTTCGGCCTGCTCAGGCGTCAGGCCAGGCCAAGCCGCGAGCGGCGTGCCAGTGACGGGCACGTCCTGGCCCTGCTTCCATGCCTCATAGGCTTTGCTGATGACCTGCCAGCGCTCGAAGGCCATGTTTCCGGCCGTGTCGTCGCTGTCGCGAACCTGCCGAATGCGAGCGAGGTCCTTGACGCGCGCCACCGTCGTCGAGCGTTGCGCCATGCCGGGCGCGCAGTATTCGACCATATCGACGGGCTCTCGCCCCGCCTGATACTTGGTCCAGAATTTTACGATGCGAATTTGGAACATGATGCTTTCCTCAAAGGATAGGCCGGAGCGTTTGCCCCGGCCCATTGCCTCGGTTCAGGTTGCCGTTAGAACGGGAAGTCACACATGATGATCTTGGCCGACGCGTCCACCGCGTAAGCCACAATCGCGTCGGTGACGAGGGCGGACACGTCCAGCGTGCCATCCGTCGCGCCGACTGCCGTCAGGGCATTGCCGTCAGCACCGGCGGTCAGGGCCGGCGTGATGGTTGCGGGACCTTTGATCTGAATCCAGCAATATTCACCATCGGCCGGAGCCGACTGCAGCACGCCAGCGCCAAGGCCCGCGCTGTCCGACAGGTCGGACGTGACCACGGACGTTGCCCCCGCCGACGCGCCGCTCGGCGCGTAGTAGTAGCAGACGTTGCCGGAAACGGCGGCAACCGCGCCGGCCCCGGTGTCGTACTGAACGAACTTGTAGATTTTGCCGTCCTTGTCTTCGAAATGGTCGCCGACGGACGGCGCGCTGCCGTCCTTGAGCGTCGTCGAGGTCCATGTGCCCGTGAGAAGGGCTCCCGCAGAGAAAGACATGTGTGATGGCTCCTATTAGGTGAGGTCGTGAATGCGGCCCTGCAGCGAACGATTGCTGCAGCAAAGCGAGCCCATCCAATAGATAGGCACAACAACAGCGTCCTGATTGGTCGGCACCTTCTCGTCGTCTTCCGTCCACTTGGCGTCCGGATGCTCGACCAGATAGAGGTACTTGGTGTTCAGGAAATAGCCGATTTCGGCGGTCGTGCCGAAGTTGGTATTGTCGTCAAAGATGACCGACGCGCTCTTGTACTTCAACGCCTCGAAGCCGGCAGACGCCATCTTGGCGTCGGCGTAGCGCTGCAGATCCTGCAGACCGCCCTCATAGATCGAGAACAGGTCATGCGAGAACACCAGCAGGTCGGGCTTGTCAGCGCCACGGTTCTGCGCCAGCCATTGGGTATTCATGGCCGCCTTGAGGTTGGCGAAGGTGATGGTAGTACCGCCGCCGGCCGCGATCTCGTTGAACTTGCTTTTCCAGAACGTGTAGGTGCTTGCAGGGATGCCGCCAACCGTTCCGGTCCCGTCCGCCGTGATGATGTGGGCAAGGCCGCCGATCTGATTGGTCAGAGCGCCATCAGAATAGAGGTCAATGCTCATGTTGTTGGCTGCCGTGGCGCGCGCAACCTGCGTGCGGGCCTCGACCAGCTTGATCATCGCTTCTTCGGAATTGTTCATCCGAAGCTCTTTGCCGGACGCGGTGACGTGCAGCGCCACCTGCGACCAGTCGTACTTGGCCGCCGACAGAACGTCCGAAGCCGCGATATTCAGCGTGTCATAGCCCGAATAGCGCTGATAGGTGGCGTTCTCGGCGTAGCTCAGCGGAATAGCGATTTCATAACCGCCGGCATGGTCGGTGCGGATATTTCCGCGCTCCTTGAGCAGCGTCAACAGGGCGTTGTTATCGGTGACGTTGTCCACCACCTTGCGGTGATGCTTTCTCATGGTCGTGGTCACCATTTCCGTAAAGGTGCTGTTCGGTGATGGCATTTACTTTGGTCCTTCAGCTTGCGTTGTTTCTGCGCCAGATGGCCCGCAGGTCATCATGAAGCGTCGTGGTTCCGTTCTGGGCGATTGTGCCCCTGACGTTGATACTGCCGGCGCGCTTGGCCCGTGCAGCAGCTGCTTTCGCTTCTTCCAACCGCTTGGTTTCGGCTTCCTTCGCTTGGCTCTCGAGCAGTGCCTTGCGTGTCGCGGGGTTGGCCCAGCGAGCTTGCTCATAGGCTGACTGCAAAACCTCTTTGAGAGGCGCGGAAGGATTGTCCGCCGCAACGGCTGGCAAGAGGGCCTGAATGGCTGCAGCGAGTTGCTGTCCGTCAGGCTTGTCAGAAAAGAACTCGGTTACAGTCTTGTCGTATGCCTGCTGTTGGGCTTCGCGTTCGGCGGCATCCCGACCGTTGACGCGTTGCCCAACCTCACTCAGCTGTCGTTCCAGCTGGTCAATCCTGGCCTGTGACGCCTGCAATTTGGCGTCCCATTGAGCCGATTGGGGATCAGCGAAGGCATAGGGATCGCTGACCAGTGAATTGAGATCGATGCCTTTCTGTTTCGCGACGAACTTGATGAACTCGACGGGATCGCGCGCCAGTGCTTCGTCGGCGTGAAACAGATTGGAAATGTATTCTTGCGGCGGCGTCGTGCCCATGCGGTGCATGTGCGGCCGCACGAACTCCGCCAGGTCCTCGACCGCTTTGGCCTTCTGGCCAAGCTCAGAAATCTTCTGGTGTGCCTGCGCCTCGCGCTCGGCGATGTAGGCTTGCGCCTCGGGCGGCAGCTTGTCCCAATGGGCCTTGGCCTCAGCTGACCATGCTTGCGGGGCTGGCTTTGCCGTCTTTGCCGGTGTTTCAGCCGGTTTTTCCGCTTTCGCCGCTTCTTTGGCCGGGTCCGGTGCGGTGATGACCTTAGCTGCGGCTTCTTCTTTGCTCGGCTCAGCCGCTTTTGCCGGTTCGCCGTTCTTCGGCAGGAATTTGCCGCTTTCATCGCGTGGTGTCTGCGATTTGCGCCAGACGGCCTTCAGGTCGTCGCGCAGTTCTTCGTTTTCACGGTCTGCGCGATCCGCACGGCTTTCTTGTGCTGGCGGCTCTGCTTGGGTCGGCTCTGGCGCTGGCGCGCTGATCTCCTCAATCGCAGGTTCGGTGTTTTCCATTGATCCTACTCGTTCAATCCAAGCGGTAGGCCCCGCTTCTTGGCAAATCGTGCATTCTTGAACCCGCGCGGCTTCTTGCGCGGCTCAACCTCGACGCAGTCATTCCGCGCCAGATCCTCACGCCGCCATGAGCGTGACGTGATCGGCCGGCCATCAATCGGGGATGTGTATTCGGAGATGTCGCGAACGACGTAGGGGCAGGCGATGCCCCCTGATGTCTGCAACTTTTCCCCGGATCGCTTCTCGACGAATTCACCGTTTCGCCAGACGTAGGTTCCGCGTGCCATCAGCTCACAAGAGAAAGAAGGGTTGCTATGTCGTCTTCGTCCTCGGCGGCCCTGCGCT